CATCGCCGACTACAAGAGCTATGGTAACAAAGAATTCAAAGTAGTCGACCGTTGGATCGCTACTGCTGAGAGCCTAGGGTTTAAACATCAACGAACAATTAAGATGATGTTAAATACTCGTCCAGGTGTAGGTAACGATAAAGTAGCTGGGCGTGAAAAATTTGAGGGAGTGTATGTCTTCACAAAATAATAATCATCTTTACAGTTCACAGCGGGCTCGTGTGAATACCGTATTAGGTGACGATGGAAACTGGTGGGAACTATTACGTAAGGCACAGTTAGAATATGGTGGCGGCGGTGGGGACAAGGCTGACTTCCAATTTTGGCTTACTGAACACTATGGCATCCGTATCTACTATGACTACGATGGTATATTACCTAACCATGATATAGTTGATGAACAGAAGTTTTTATTGTTTAAGTTAAAATACGCATGATCTTACAACTTAGTGATCACCTAGTAGATAAAATCGTCACACGATTTGGCATTGAGAATGGCTATTTCGTCTGGGATGAGATTCCTGGTTGGTTGCGTGCTCATGGATATAATATTCGAATGCTAACTGATGATGAACTGTTCTACTTGGAGTTTGAACAGGATGCAGAGTGTAGTAAGTTCTTGTTGGAGTGGACGTGAAAATAACCATGCAGGAATTTGAGGAGTTTGAAAAGCGATACATGTTTGAAGTATTAAAGAATCCCGACTATCGCATCGGGCAGGCTTTTTATAACACATTTCCAGAAATAGCATTAAGCATGGAGGATGATGGTGATATAGGATATTCCGAGGCTAGTCGCTTGTGGAATAGTAAAAATCTTGGTGAAGTATTGGAATTAATAGATTGGTATTTGATAAAATGAAGATAGCATTGGGTAGTGACCTACACTTAGAGTTTGGTGCGTTAGAATTGCACAACACCGAGGCAGCTGATGTATTGATCTTGTCTGGTGATATCCTTGTGGCCAAACATTTGAATGGTGTCCATCACCATGACAGTCGGTATAGGAAATTCTTTAAAGAATGTTGTGAACGTTTCCCCAAGGTGGTATATGTCTTAGGTAATCACGAACACTATGCCTATGACATACAACAAACTCTGGCACACTTAAAGCAAGAATTGGTGTATGATAACTTATACATCTTAGACAATGAAACTGTAGATATTGGCGACTATACTTTTGTCGGTGCTACTGTATGGACAGACATGAATGCAGAAGACAGTCTTACATTATATCACGTTGATGCGATGATGAGCGATTTTAGGACTATCCTTAACGGTGCTAGGACCGTCAATGAGTATGGTAAGCCTGCCCGTCTTACTCCAGAAGATACTGTAGTATTACATAAAAAGTCAATGGACTATATCAATCATATCACTTACAATCGTCCTAACTATAAATTTATTGTAGTCGGGCATCATTGTCCTAGTTTCAAGAGCGTGCATCCTAAGTATGCCCATGACAAGATCATGAATGGTGCGTTCGCCAGCGACCTAGATGACTTCATCGCTTATCGTCCACAGATTAAGTTATGGACACATGGTCACACGCATGAGCCATTCGACTATATGATTGGTGAAACAAGAATTGTATGTAATCCACGCGGCTATAGTGGGCGTGAACCTGGTGCTGATAATTTTAAACTACAGTATTTGGAAGTATGAGAACATTAAGTTATACTGAGCAAGACTGGGGTAAGTTATGGCACAGATTGAGTCGTGACTATACCGCCATGAGTATTGGCAAAGAACTTAAATTTCAGTTACGCAAGGCTACAGAAGTGTGGAGCATAGCTGATGCCCCAGGGGGCTTCGATAGGGTCGACGTAGTCCATCTTGATTTTGAACATGACGAAGATTATACCATGTTTGTATTAAAATATCTATGAGATTAATATTATGCATGTGTTTATTATTACAGGGGTGTGTGACCATGCTAGCTGGTAACATGGGCGCAGGTGCTACCGCTGTGGCAGTAGCAGAAACAGTAGATACTGCCAAAACTGCAGGTGATGTAGTGGCTTATGGCACCACTGGCAAGACCTTGACTGATCATGCCTTGGATTCTGTTACAGGTCGAGACTGTAACTTGATACATGTTTTTAATAAATATCGTAAAGTATGTCGTGAACGCATGCCTGATCTCAGCACCAAAGAAAAGATCCGAGCATTCCAAAAATCAAAAGGTCTCGAGCAAACTGGACGGGTAGGACCTTTGACCCGCATCGCCGTATGGCGTATTAAGAACGAGTTAGACTGATGGAACATTTTGTCAATTGGCCGCCACCAGCTGAGTGGGAAGAAGTAGTAATAACCTGGGATATCATGTTAAAGAGTGGAAGACATAGTCCACCGGTGATCATCGAATGGTTAGCTACTGCACCAGGTGGTCGTTATCATTTATACGGTTGGCGATCAAAAGAAGGATTTGCTTTTAGATTTGAGGATCCGGTGGACGCTCTTTATTTTAAATTAAGGTGGTTTTAATGGCAACAATATTTTTAGACATGGACGGTGTAGTAGCAGACTTTGATGGCTACGCAGAACCTATAGTAGGATTCCGCACACCGGGTGGGGTCAGATATGATCAAGAAGGTTGGGCGTTGATATCAGCTAATCCTAGACTGTATTCTGAACTAGGTGAAATGCCCGATGCCCATAGACTGGTAAAAGAAGTTCAACAGTTGGCAAAAGACAACAGCATGGATGTTAAGTTTTTATCAGCTATACCTAGACAGAATGACGTGCCTTGGGCATTCTGGGATAAGATCAAATGGATTGAAGCACGTTGGCCTAAGATACCTGTATGGTTTGGTCCGCACAGCAATGAGAAATGTCAGCATTGTCGTCCAGGTGATATCTTGATCGATGATCGTCCTAGCAATATCGAGGAATGGTGTGGTGCGGGCGGCAAGGCTATTTTACACGAGGGAGATGTGATTGCTACTATGTTTGAATTGCGTAGCCTAGTGAATAGTAGTGCTGGCTAGATAATGCTTACCGCCAGATTGACTAATAAAGAAATTAAATATCTCTTCGACTTCAGGACTGGCTTCTGTGTCTACTTCAGGTAGACTTATGCCTTTAAGAACCCCGTTGGGCTTAATAACAAAAACATAATCTTCAGGAGCGATGTCACCTAACACATCTTCATCTGCGTTTAAATTGTGGTCGTTTAAATGCTCTTCTGTGATTTTTGCCATTATCGTTCTCCTTAAAATATTTGATATTTGCCTTGACCTTTTTCAGTAATAGTTTAGTTATTTCATGATCCTTGCCAAACGCCTTGTAATATTGTTTTAAGTCTGGGCTGTTGATTTTACTTGCACTAGTAATATTTAACTTATATTTCATTAAATAGTGTCTAGCCGCTATGTTCTGTGCGTATGCGTCTATCTCATCGGGATCACCTAGGTATTCTTGATCAGCTTTTTTGGTTGGATCTCTGTGATCACTCTTATAAGTGTTCCTGTGATAGCGATATCTGCGACTACGGAATTGTCGCTGATGTTCATATTCATGTATCAGAGTTTCTACGAGATCCATGGCCAATTGATCAGCCATGTCGGCTGTGATCTCGATGGGAACGGTTTTAGGATGATTGAGTATAAAATCTATAATGAACTGTTTCTTGTGTGCTTCATCTAAGCCTGGATCATATTCTGCACCGATGGTCCATTCATTTGGTTCAAGAGCACCTTTGGCACCGGCGTAGAGTTTAACGCGAACAGGATGTTGGTGCTTGTTTAGATGTTTGCCTAAGATTTTTACTAGGCTTCGTGGAGTTATCTTACGGCCGATTAAACTGTCTGCCCACTTGCTAATATGATTGTATTCAACTGTGGGATTTAAATACATAATTATCTTCCACCTGATGGATCAAAGGGGGTGCCTCTGAGGCCTGCTGTGCCTGTTCCTACTTGTCCTTGTATCTGATCTGATCCAAATGATCCACCCTGACGTGATGAACCTGAAACTGTTCCTCTGCTAGGAGTAGGTGGTGGACCGCCCCCACCACCCAACATTTTAGGTCCATTTTCAAGACTGTTTTCACCTTGTGCTGCAGGTAATCCCTCAAAAGGATTAGTTTTGATTGGACCCATACCGTTTAGTTGGAATAGTTTATTATTATTGCCTTCTGCCAAGCTAGCCTTGACACTTTCACCATATTTGCTAGATCCATTAGCCATATTAGAGAGTAGTTCTGCTACACCACTACCGCTTTTATCTGCACCATATTTGTGTAGATTAGTAGCAAAGGCCATCGAGCTTCCTAAGGAGTTTGGTGGAGGTGCTGTTAGATCTACACCTGCTGTAGACCATAAACTAGTGGCTTTAGTAATTGAATTATTAAAAGCTGTTATAGATCCAACATCACTATCACTGGTATTAAATGCTGTAATATCAGGACCTCCACCTACGTGCTGTGCGAAGTCAAACAAACTAGGTACACCTCTCGGACCATTTCCTGTTCCCGTCATAGAATCAAAACTAGGTTGATTACTCTTGATTAAATCTGTAAGCGTTGGATGTGCTGTATCCATTTTGGGAGTTGTGGTAGTTTGGATCTTGCTGAAAAAATCTGGGGCCGCATTCGCACTGATTATAGACCCCGCACCCATGTCTTTAAATTTTGATACTAGTGCGTCTGTTCCACTAAATCCAGCAACATCACTAGGATTGGCTAATTTTGTATAATCGCTGAGATCTCTGAGACTCTGGATACCGCCCGCATCTCCAGCAGCCAGAGTAGGAGCATTTGTAGACCCAAATGCTGTACCTGTGGTACTAGTACCTGACACTGTGGGAAACCCTGTAGTAGTCGGAGCCCCGAATGCAGAAGTACCTGCGGTAGGTATAGTAGTCGCAGTTGGTGCTCGAGCGGAACTACCGCCAAGAGCATTTTGTGTGTTGTATAAACTACTGTCATCACCCGTATAACTAGGTAAGCCTGCAAAAGGATTAGTTATATTCATCTGATCAGCAGTGACATTGATGGCTGTAGGATCCTTAATACTTCCTAACACGTTAGCTATTTGATCTTTATATACAGGATTGTCAAGATCATTTAAATCAACACCAGCATCTACTAGTTTTTGATTTACTCCTGTAGCATTGGCCAGTTTGTTGTTTTGTAGTGCCTGCACTAATCCAGTAGGTGTGCCAAAGTTTTTAATATCAATATTATTAAACATTGTGCCAGTCGATGCAACAGCAGCCCCAGAACCTTTAAAACTACCTATCTGGCTAGTTAATCCACGTTCAACACTGCTGGACATATTAGTGATGCCGGTTCCGAAATCGCTCCATTGGCTATTGGCCATAAAGTCAGTCGACTGTCTAAGATTAATACTGTCTTTAACATGATTGTGTGCTTGGCTTAGGAAACTACCAAACCCAGCTTGATTCGGGCTACCGCCAAATCCTAAACTCGATTGTAGGCTATTTAAACTGCCAAGAGCTATAGTTGCGGCTGCGACTTCATCCGCCGAATAACTACCACCAACATTAGCTGATATAGTGGTTAATTTATCTTTAGCGGCTGTAACATTCGCATCAATTGCCAATGCTACATTTTGATTAATACCAATCATAGCCATAGCAGTCGATGGGGTTATACTACCAGATGCTGTGCCCAAGGTAACATGCTGATTCTCTGCGACTACAGAACCTGCTTGTGATGTTACCAGACTTATGTCGTGTTCTGAAGACACAATGTATTTCCTATGTTATAATGCCACCCTTAGTCACAGGTTCGATACCTGTTGTGGTCTTAATGTAGTGATTACGCACATCTTCTATTGTAGGTGCGTGCATCATCACGTGTGTTTTACTTAATGCTATAGTCTTATTTAAGTCACTTGTAAATAGACTTTGTAGCAGTCCTAACCCCTGTTGGCTAGGCATAACAGTTGTGGGTTTGCTTAATACAAAACTATCATCTGTTTCTTCAATGACTTTGGCAACTATTTCATCACCATTGACAATTTTAAAACTTACAATAGTATCTTTATCATATTTGTTAGTTACTAACACTTAATGCTCCTATGCGTTCTTGAATTTGTTCTACAGTTAATTTTTCTAATCCTTGATATCCACCTTCTACAAATAATGTTTCACCTAAGTAGATTTGTGGGGCAGTACGATGTCCTTGTGCGATTAACCACTCACGTGCATCTTGATCTTCATCTATCTTGATTTCTTTAAATTCAAATCCATTGGTCTTAAGTAGATGTTTGGCCTTGTCGCAAAAAGGGCAATAATTTTTACTGTATACTGTTAGCATTTTCCTCTCACTTAAATTTCTTGTCTTTTCATTCTGACACCAGATTTTGTTTCTTGTTGCCAACGATCAAAATACTCTGACCAAATTGGATCTAGTAGTTTATTAATTTTTTCAGCACCTGAATCTTTCCAAACATAGCTATCTTCTAGTACTACTAGATTTCCCTCATTTATTTTTTCTTGTCTATACTGTTTTTGTCTAAGATCAGCTGCCTTATAAATTTCTTGTTCTTCTTGAGTTAATGTAGCTATCCATTCATCTAAACTTATAAAACTACTACCATCAGTTGTATAATATTCAAATTTCCATCTAATTGCCATGACAATTTCCTATAGTTCTGGTAAATCATCATACTCGACATTTTCGCCCATGACTCCGATCACATAATTTGTTGATTCATTTTCTTGTAAGGCTGTCTGTTTCTTGCTAGTATCGCTGTGTTTGTTAAACCAAGGTATAGGTGTGGTCTTAGGTGCAGGATTACTGTACTTGATACCAATTTCTTTAAGTGCTCCTACCGCTGTGTAGTCTACAAACTCTTTTAAGATAGCAGCGTTGAGTCCAATAACTGGACCTAGCTTAAACAAGTAGTCTGCCCAGGCCTTTTCTTCATTGATAACGTCAAGATACATAGAGTAAACCTCAGCTTCACATTCTGCTTTGATATCTGCAAAACGTGTATCTTCTTTAACTACTTGATTGATCAAGAAAGCCGTCCATTCTTTATGTAATAATTCGTCTTGCAAGATCAAGCTGATAATATTACCATTGCCAATGAAAATCTTGTTTTCGACCATAGCCAAACTTGTAGCAAATGATACCATAAAACGGAATGCTTCTAAACCATAACTAGCATGTAGAGCTAACCATATGGCTTTGATGTGATCACGTTCATCTATCTTATTACCCATTTCTTTACGACAATTAATCACATGTAACTTATCATAGTAGTTGCCGATGTTACTGGCCATGCCTACGATCTCTTCAGTGTCATGGATAGTGTTAAATACATCTTTAGGCACGTTGTAGATGTTACGGATAATATGACTGTAACTCTTGCTGTGTATATTAGTTTCAAAGAAACTCCAGTTACTGATAAGTGCTTCTAGTTCTGGCAGACTCACCACTGGACCAAATACTTGATTAGGCGCACGACCTTGTAGACTGTCTAAGGCTGTCTGACGCAACAGGTTGCTGGTAAAGATATGTTTAACAGCATCGCTGGCATCTTTGAAATCTTGACTGTCTTTGGTCAAGCTGACCTCTTCTGGTTGCCAAAAGAATCCTCTAGCAGTGGTTTCAAAGTTAGCAATCTTGTTATATTTTACTTCTTCAAAACGTTGGATAGTCACAGGACCTGCTGGATCCAGGAACATCTTACGTTGTAGATAGTTAGTCTTTGTTGATAAATTATATTGTTCTTTACTCATAGTTTACATGCCTCGCAATCGTCATCGGTTTCATCTGGTTGTGCCGCTAATGTTGGTGCAATTTCCGCATCTGCTTTTGCACCTTGTTTATTGATCAGGCTGTAGTAGAATGTCTTGATACCCCAAGCATGTGCCTGCATTAAATTCTTAGCTATTAACGTGCTTGGTACTTTACGATCCGCCCAATGTGCTGGGTTGTAGAAAGTATTTGTACTAATGCTTTGATCCACATAAGCCGCTAACACTGCCGCAGTTTTTAAATAACCATCGCAGTCAGTTTGTTCCCACATAAGTTGATAACGATTTTTTAGTTTATTGTATTCTGGTACTACCTGTATGAAACTACCTGCTTTAGATTCTTTAACTGAAATCAAACTCATAGGCATTTCAATACCATTGGTTGAACCAATTACCACACTTGAACTTTCAACAGGAGCGATAGCCATCAGTGTAGCATTACGCACACCATATGAGCGCATATCGCTACGTAGTTGTTCCCAATCTAGTTCACGTGTCGGAGTAAAGTCAGCAAGTTTGTTTACACCTTTAGCACGATTCTCCCAGGGGAAATAACCTTTACCATAACGTGTGTGTTCGCTGTGTAGACATGCCCCACGTTCTTTAGCCAGCTCCACCGTTGCT